GCGACCGAATTCGCTATGGAGCGTGCTGCCGATATTAAGTCAATGCGAGCGGACCAACTAGCTGGAGGAGGGGGCTACGAAGCTGCTGAACTACGACAGTTGACGGAAGGGGGCCTAGCCGCTGCGCAGCAGCAGGAGGCAAGTTCGCTTGAGCAAGAAATCCAGCAGAACCTAAATGCCGGTATGCCTTACGCACAAGCCAAGCGCCAAGCCCGCAGGTCACAAAAGGATGTAGGGGAGAATGCTGCGGAGATAGCTGCCAAGTTAGACCGAGATGGGTGGATCGCGGACAAGGCGAAGAAAGCACAAGATGCGATGAAACTTGAAAAGCTGACTACTGCGTTTATGCTCGGATACCAAGAAGACCCCAATGCCGCGTTGGCGGGACTGGCGGCTGAGTTAGCGGGTTCGGGGGTAGAGGCAGTGGGAGGCGTAGTTGAAGAGTACATTGGTAAGGATTGGGACGACTCAAAGTGGGCCCTTAAGCAGGAAGGAAAGGCCTAGAAAGGGGATAGACAATGGCTACATCGTATAGAAAGAGATCAGTGGCGGACTTGCAGGGAACGAAAGGGTATCAAAGAGATACTGTTTACCGGACCGAACTTAAACAAATCGCTAATGATCTTGATCGAAGCCCCGCAGAGCGGGAAGCTGCCTCAGAAAAACTCGCTAAAATGGATTACTCACTAGGTTCCCAAGCGGAGAGGTTAGCTAAGCTTAAGAAGTACGTAGGGACTCAGCGCGGACTTTCGATTATTGCAAAGCTTCTTACAGCCACTGGGCGCAAACTACAGGGACAGAAGATAGGAGATCTTTCTCACCTAACGCCTAAAATCGGAAGTTCTAGTGCGGAGCGGGCGGCTACACTTCAGGGACTTAGAGAAGAGAAGAGTGCCCTACTAAAAGAAATCGAGGGTGCGCGACAGTTTAAGCAAAACCTTGCTGCATCTATACATAAAGATCGAGCAACGCAAAATGCAGCACTGCATAGAGCAATTGCCACAATGGCGTCAAAAGTTTCTGGTAACGTGACTTCTTCTCAAACCCAAAAAGGGCTCGCGAATTACAAACAGGCACAATTTCTTGAGGACTCGAAGAAAAATATGTTCTTTACCCGTGATAAAAACCAGGATCATAAGACATTATTTAGAATTGAAAACGCTGTTACTGACGCGCTGATCCCTAGAGGATCGTGGGAAGTGGGGAATACGGTAAAAGGCGTTTTTAATCGACATGATTTTTGGGATGGGGTTAAAAGGGCGTTTGGAAAGGCTACACAACCCGGAGATTTACAAGCTATTCTGGAAGAAGCAGCCCTACTCCAAGGGGCTGACCCAGGTGAAGTTAGGCAATCTCTTCGAGACGATATACAAGTAGCAGCAGGGAGTAATGCGGCAGGAGCCACAATGCTAGCTGCACTGGATACTCAGTTAAACAAGGATGCCACAAACGTAGCCGATGCCGCAAGAAGACACGCAACTATTGATAAAGAAATAGAAGACGAGCTACAAGCAGGGGAAGACTCTTTCATCGCAGGGGGGATCAGTGAAAAGATGATCAAGGCGATAGGAGGAGCTTTAAAGGCAGTCAACCGCAGCGGCGAAGAAGGGGCTTCGGAAGAAGAACTCTCACCCTTTTTTAAGACGATAAACGAAGAGATGTCGGGGCTCGGAGACGGGGACACTATCTCTGATGAGCGCATGAAGCAGATCAGACAGATTGAGGCTCTTGAGCTTATGTATAAAAATGCATTGGGCTCCCGACCAATTCAAGAAGCCTTTAAGCTAATGGAAGATTCTGAGGCGGTCGATGCTATCCGGCAAGAATTAAACGGAAAAGGATATAACTTAAGCAAACGCGATACGGTACAGCTTATTTTACGCAACCGCAGGATGGGCTTGCAGCTAGGGCGGGATGAAACATCCCTTGTAAGCGGGAAGAAAAGAGATGCGACTCTCCTAAAGGAACAGGTAGACGGTGGGGAGAATCTAGCGGATGTTGAAGAGAAGAAGGATTTAGCTATTTCGAAAGAGGCTGAAGCGGCTAATACTGAAGAGCTTGAGCAGCTAGGATTCGATGTTCCGGGGAAAACAACTTCTACGGATGCTATTACAGATCTGCTTAGAGATAATAAATGGATCAAGGAAATGGCTGGCCAAGAAGTAGAATTGATGAGGTCCCCAGGGGCTGATTTGATTCAAGGGGGGAATCCGCCTACTGTTCCCGAAGCACCCGCTACTGTTCCCGAAGCACCCGATTCAAGTGAAGATCCTTTAGGTAGGTTAGGTGGGGATGAATTACAACAGAAACTAAAAGAGTCAGAGTATAGGGCTGCGGCAAAGAAGTTTAACCGGATGCTTCTAGGTGAGGGCGAGTAGTAATGCCGGAAACCACCTCAGAAGAGAGTTGGAGGGTAGCCTATCCCGACGCCGAAGAACCCCCTTCTTGGTGGGCAGAGCATACAAAGGAACGCGAAGCCCGTGAGTCCCGTCAAGTAGAAGAGGAGAAGGAAGAAGACATTCCAGAATTGCGTCTCCCCGAGGAAAGGGAAACCGATCTCATTAGGCAACAAGAAGACTTTATCCAGGGCTTAGTAAAGCATGGCTATAAGGAAGATCCCGAAGGGTTAGGTGAGGACCTGACCTTGGAGGGATTCTTCAACCGCATGGAAGCCGCTCAGGGGGGCGCGCAACCTTCTCGCGCAACGGCTCCTGGGAAATCTACCTTTGAACGCGCAACAAAAAAAATACTCGGCCCAGCTCCTTATATACCGGGATACCTCGGTTTAGACGGCAACAAACCCCCACCGGATTTTGATCCAGGGAACCAGTACCGACCTGCTCTTTTTGTACAAAACTATGGGGAGAGGCTAACTATCCCCGAACGGGTTGCTGGGCACTTTACTGGTAAGGAGGGGTTTGCCGTTTCCGACGTGATGAAGGCAGGAGGAAGCAAACCATCGGACGATTCTCCTCCGTACTGGGTGAAAGAGTTAATTCCTGACGCACCGGATGCTCGGGCGCTCATGACGGAAGCCGAAGAGAAACTGAAGAAAGTCGGGGCGAGAAGTGAGTTTGAGGACTTTGACCCGCTACTAGTCACCCCTGCTGCACTCCAGATCCTTCGACGGGATCTCCAACGCTGGGTTTCAAAAGATGAAATTAATAAAATCCCGCTTGAGTATGTCGCCCCAGTGTGGAAGGAATTACGACGAAGACAGCAATTAGCAATTAAGAACCGAAAGCCATTCGATACAACAGATATGGTTCCTATTTACGGAACCGCAAGGATGCTAGGAAAGGCTAAAAGTGAGGATATTTCTGTAGAAGTGCCCCGAGATGAAGCTGAAAAGGAGCGTTTAATTCAGGTTGTGCGAACAGACCCCACTCCATCTGCCCAAGAAGTACTCATCAATGCCGACATAGAGGGCTTTGAACCTCTTTTCGAGGAGGACATCCAGAAGCTCGCCTCTGCTCAGACATATGCAGATTTGGATCGGATGCACAAAACGATGGGATTTAAGGTAGGGGAGCAAGGAATTAATATCCCGAAGAAGAAAATCAATATCCAATTGCTACGGGAGAAGAACCGAGGTTGGGGGATTGACCTTGATGCACACGTACAAATCTTCACTCGAAGACTTAACCGAGATTATATAGAAAAAGAAATCCAACGAATGAAGGAAGAAGATAACCTTACTCCGAAGCAAGCTGGGCAAGCCTTTATGGCAGATACGGAGAAGCGAATTGAAATCATGAGCAGATCTGTTTATGAGGCGAAGAAATTGGCCGAGAGCTTTCTCCGCAATAGGGATAGTCGTTCTGCTGTCGGTTGGTATCATGCGGATAAGACATCAGCGGAAATACTGGCCGAAGTGTTTAAGGCCGACGCGGAGTCCCCATTTGCCCCTGGAGCCCCCGCTCTAACTGTAGACCAGGCAATGAAATTCGGGGGACCCGCGCTGACAACACTTGGATTAGGCGCTTACGGGGCTGCTGGGGCAGGAGATCTATATGTAGGGACCACGCCCTATAATGTTTCTAGCGGTTGGGTAGGGGAGTATTTAAGGACAGCAGGCTCTACTACAGTAGGATCTTGGCTTACTGGTTGGGAACCCCCAAAGGGAGAAGACGGAGGGAAGATCTCGCCTGCCGCAGCGGCTCAGTCCTTATGGGATCACTGGGGTTCTAAGGAGCATTACGAAGAACTCACAACGGGTCAGTGGGATATGCCCTTTAGGTTTCAGGATGTAGGGGCGACTCCGCGTAAGTTCCTAGAGTCAATCTATCTTCCGAAAGAATTTGCTGCTATTGAGCACCTTGGCCCCAAACTATTACCTAAAACTTGGAAAGGGGAACAGCTTTTCGGTGCGTTTATAGGCATTCCTATCATGATGCGTGAACCTGACTTGCTCTCTACTAAGCTAAGATTATTAGGAGAGATAGCGGGTCCGCTTATAAAGGGGAAAGGGTGGAGAATAAATCTCAACCACATGGAAAAGTTAGATGAATTAATCGCCTCTGATAAGACGATTAAGGAAAAAGACGCAGCGTTAAATGCCCCTTCCAAGGTTCTTGGGCAGAGTTGGAAGACTGATTACTCGGATGCTCAAGTCGTGATAAGGGAATATATGGCTGCGAGGCTTGGTATTCAGCCCGTAGATATTGTAAGCGGTGTAAAGAAAGAGATTGATCGGGCGGACGCTAATTTAATAAAAGCACAAAAGGACTATCGGGAGGCACAGAAGAGTCTTTCAAAGATAGAACAAGATGAGGCTCATCTTAGGCTTTTGCAGGCAGAAGAGCAGATAATCGAAGTGCAAGAAAACCTAGCCGCGAACCTAATTGCTCTTGAAAAAGAATCCCTTAAAGCCGCGAAGAAGGTGGAGGCTGCTGCTGGGGCCTCGTCTAAGGATCTAAGAGACATTCCTAAAGAGATTAAAACGATAAAGGCTCTCCAAGATAAGTGGGCCGATGCATTAAACACACGCACAGGAGCAGTGGGGACGAACGGGGAGCATTCAACCTGGGGAGATGTCTGGGCGATTGAAAAACAGTATGACGCTGTTGCTAAGGAAGCAGTGGATGAGTGGAAAGAAGAAGCAGCCGAAGTCATAGGGAAAAGGGGTGGTGTAGAAAAGGTCGGCCAAGAGGAGTTCGAACTTAGTGAAAAAATCATTAACCTTGAGGAAGAGATCACTCGGCTTGAGACTAAGCTAGCAGCAGTACAGGGTACTGGAGCAGCGAAAGGGGTCAAAGCTACAGAGAAGTTTGCACGAGATAAGGCCAAACATACAGAGGTAGCAGGGAAGATAGAAGAACTTCTAAAAGTAAATGATCTTAGACGGGCATCGCTAAAGAGAGCCGGAAAGGCTCGGGTAAAAGTCGGCTCAGTTGCAGAGAAGAATCTATGGAAGCTTTATCTTTCGGAACCTGGGGGGAGGCTCCCTAAACAGTACAAAGATCTCCTTGTAGAAAAAAGACGCCTGGAGAAGCTACTCACAAAGAAACCTACTAAGGTCCTAGCTGGGGTTGAAGCTAAAGGGGCTATTGATGCGCTTGAGGTTCAAATCTCTAACCTCAAAGGGATTAAAAACACCGCTGAACAACGATTAAGTAAAGCCGCAGAAGCTCGTCTACGAGGTAGGTGGGGTGAGTATGAAGACCTTATCGCCAACCTTAAGCCCCTTGAGGAGGGTGGAGTTAAAACCCTTTTGCGAGTGGGCTCTCCCGCTGCGGCTAAGAACGCACGTCGTAAAGCTATTTATGCACGAGTGCAAGAAGCTCGAACCAATAGAGATGCCGCACTTATCAAGCTCGGACTTAAGCCTAATACACATATGCCCGCAGAGTACCGGAAGATAGGGGAGAAACTGGATGAGCATACAATTGAGCTTAATCAGTTAGCAAAGAAAGCAGCAACGATGCGTGTGAAACGCTCCCTTAAGATGGCTCAAGGATTGGCAGCGGGAGCCCGCTCTCGCCGGTCAGCATTGAACGCTAAGCGAAAGTCATTGGGGCTAAAGACACGCACCGAGGCTCAAGAGCAATTAGCTAATACAGCAAGGGAGATTAAAGCACAACAACAAGCCGCTAGGACTGCTAAGGGCATATGGGATGAAGGTGCGCAAGCACTTAGAGATTCCCTCGGAGTTCAGAACGGGTTGATTACCGCTAGTCTAAAGTTGGACCCTGACTCTTGGAGGCTTTGGTACTACCAGCTTCCTACTCTTATCCGAAGCAAGATCTCAAGCCTCATGAGGAATAAAGGTTTTAATGTACATGAAGCCCTCAATGCAGTTGCCCCCGAAATTCCTGACTATGCTCGGGTACAATTACCAGGTTTAAACATACACCCGATCGATGTACCCTCCGCAGTCACAGCCGCAGAGGTCAGTCACAAAATAGGACCCGAAGGGTATGCCGAAGGGGTTGTTGTCTCGCCAGCAAAGTTCCGAGAGGTCTTAGCCGACAGGTATGGTGAGCGGGCTCTCGATGAAATGATTAAAAAATCTAAGCTAGACAAGGTTTCAAGGGGCCCAGGTTCGCAAGCCGAGAGGTTGGGGATGGAAGACCACCCCGCACGTCGTTACGTTGACGATGCGGTTACCTTTGATGAACTATTTGAGAGCACAGAAGAGCTAGTAACTCTAAGGAATAAAGATAAAATACACCTTCAAGAACAGGAACTTGGCTTACGTCATACTGCATCTCTCGTCTGGGAAGAAGAAGTAGGTCTTACCTTAGCTCTCTCGCATGATAGAGTTAGACAAGCCAAAAATCTCCGTCAGGGCCTCCTAGATACGGTCAAGAGGGGGTTAAGCAATAGGTCTAAGTTCTTTAATGACCTAATGGGTCCTGATGTAAGCGAAGCTGTTGAAACTGCGTACCGAATCGCAGATAACATGGCAGGTAGATGGAATGAAGAAGTAGATGGGGCGATTCTCCAAGTAGCGGCTGCTAATGGGTACAATAGAGAACAAACGATAGCCCTGATCCTTAGGTATATGGACGGGGAGTCCCTCCCTATTGGACGAACAGGAACGGCTCAAGGTTCCACATATCTTAACCTGGGGCGCAATCCTTGGGATGCTATTCGCATTGGACTGTTTAACGATAGTCGTTGGACTTATCGAAAGATTGCTCGGGATACAAAAGGAAAGGTAGTACTTAATGATAAAGGACAAATAGAGTATACCACTACATCCGTAGGGGATACGGGACTAATGATCAAGACTAGTACACTTGCGTCGTTAGAAAAAGAAGGGATTACTCGGGGGAGCGTGCGGGCTAAGTACCTAGCAGAAAAAGCAGCCAAAGGAGAGAAGCTAACGGCTGAGGAGCTAGAAGAAGGGGCGACCCAGGCATGGACACAAGTGCTTAAAGCTCGCTTCTTGAAAATTCTACGTAAGGAAGTTCCAGAATTAGATCTAGCCGCATTTAAGGAAATACCTAATGTAGCCTTCCGCACTATTGCTAGGAGTTGGGTGCCCCGTGATGAGTACAAATTGGGTAGATTGTACCCTGACATCCAACAAGAAGCTTGGGCACTTCTCCATGTAGCAGACAGCTTCCCTGACTTTATGCTAGGCCTCAAAAGAGGTATGCGTAAAATGTATGATTTGAAGCTTAGTAAAGTAGAGGAGGACGTACGTGCTTACCATATCGCTGTCCTGGCAGCAGGGCAGGCGAAGATCCAAGCTGAAGCCTTAGCTGATTTCTCAAGGATGGTTGGCCCCAAGCTATCTGATAAGGATGCAGATCTTATTTCTGGTCTGCTCAGTGGTGACTTTACCGACGTAAAGTCTGGGGTGGAAGCCGTAACGAGAGCCTTTAGTATCTTGAATCGTATTGGTTATCCTGTCCACTTGGAGACAATGGCAGCAGCTACGGACAAAGCTGCAAGGATTCAGGCTGTGCTTGTCAAGATGGCAGATGATCCTTCGGGGATGGATGCTTGGGCTCCTACTGATCTGATAGGTAAGTTTGAAGGCGTCATGGGTAATATTGAAAAAGAACTGGAGAATGCCTATCTTAAACGGGATGCAGATATTATTAAAGATCTCTTACCTTTTATACCTGACATCCTCTGGAATGGGGTAACTGGGATTGTACGCTTATGGAGATGGTCGGTTGTCACTGGCCTCTATTCGCCTAACCCCCGGCACTGGACGAACACAGCCGTGGGGAACTTCGGTCAGATGTGGATCACCGAGGGTCCTGCAAAAGCAACTAAGCTCGGCCTACAAGCCCTTCCTCTTAATATCCCATTCGTAGGGCGTGCTTTCCAAGATGCGATGACCCTCAAAGCAAAAGAAGGGAATCGTTTAGGGACCCTAACAGCGGGGATCTTTGACCCAAGACTACAAGATTTTTGGAATATGCCCGCAGAAAAAGCTGCACGAACCTATCTTAGAGCGTCCAATGGGGAGGTTCATCGAGTACTGGACCTGCGTAAACGAGCCGCAAAGGACGGGATTCTAAGCACATTCGAAGCGGAGAGAGGACTCCTGAGCCCCACTCAGGTTTCGGCAGTGACAGGAACCGAAGGGGCCTTTTATAAATTCTTACGAAAGATGAGGGGAGATGGCGAGTGGAACCGGGCGATAACTCGTATGATGATTTACGGGGAACAACGTACTCGGGTAGCACACTGGCTTGATAATGTCTTGGATGGTAAGTCATTTAAGGAAGCGCAAGCTAAAACTTTTGATGCTTATTATGATTGGAAGCATGGGATCTCCGAGTTTGAACGCCAGTTCCTAACTCGAATCATGACCTTTTGGAGATGGTTTAGTCTCGCGTCCAGAAGACATATGGGGCACATGGGGGAATCGTTAAAAGCAACTCCAATCCAACTGCTTAAGGGGGAGACTAAGCTCCAACGCATTCGGCAACAGCTTCAGCTTGCAAGATCAATCAATCCTCTTACCCAACAAGAGTCTGAAGATCCTTACGTCCACTCAGTAGATGAACAATACGCTGCTATCTTGGCGGGCTTACCCCCTTGGTATGCTACAGATCGACTAATGTGGAAAGCCCAAGAGGTTATACCCGGTGACCGACGACTAGAATATCATGACGTTAGTGGTCAATGGCTTACGCATCATGCGTTTATAGGTCCCCCCATAACCTCCGCAGAGATGATGATGTTCTATATGTATATGGCACAGGGGGTTACCATCCTCGCTGCTCAGTTCCTAAATGAAGCTGCCGAAAGAATTGGACAGGAACCACCCTTTATTACTCCACGAGGGGACCTTGCTCCTAACTGGTTAGCAGGTGTTGAGTTCATGGCGAAACCTTTTGTCGAAATGCTACTACCTTGGTACAAAGGTTTTATAGAGCAGGAGCTTGGGGGCTATCGTCAGTCTTGGCGTACTCGACCAGCAGATTTAGGGGAGTCTTATCTCATTGAAAAGATAGGTGTCCCGACACTTAATCTTATGGGAGTTAATGTCGAGCCAGGAAAGAATGATAATCGGTATCGATTGAACAGTTGGACTCTTCAAGGTTTCCGTCTTGTACCTTTCTTTGGTTCCCAGATCCCTGCTTATATGGATGCATGGATTGTAGCAAGGCCCGACTTTAGAGAGTCATGGCTCAAGGGGATTGCATCTTTATTAGGGGGGCTTGCTGGTTTCCGAAAGGTCCCTTACAACCCCAGTGAGCAGCTAAAATGGGAAATGATAAAGAGCCAAGTACTCTTGAAGGAAGAAGCTGAGCGTGCTAAGCTACCCGCACATTACGACAGAGTTCGTTTCCGAGACGCATTTACAGATGAATAACCCCCCTGAAGATAGGGAAGGTCTTTGGATGAAGAATCCATCGGACCCCTCGAAGAGAGGACAATATGCCATTAGTCAACGGTAGATATGTAAGAGCTTCAGCCGTAAAGAAGCCTATACCAAAACCTACCCCGGCTCCTGCTCCCGCTCTCGTCCCTGAAGGGTTAGACCTTGAGGAGATTACTAAAACAATCTCTTCAATCAAATCATGGTTGAAAACAAAACCGTCGCAGGAAGATGCGATGGACGTGTTTCAATATGAGATAGACCATTCAAACCGCAGTGGAGCAATCGGAGACGAAGGTTGCCTCACTGAATATCTTGAGAAGTAAAGGAGGCTTTCGTGCCTAGTGTTAAAAATAAATGGGTCAAACCTGGTGGATCGTTCAACTACACGGAAGGGCAGAAGGTTCTTAATCAAGATGCTTCTACTACTTATCCAACCCTTTGCGCTGTACAGATCCGTGGAGTAGCGGGAGGCGTAGCTGTTGTGGAACCTGCTGACGCCAGTACTGCGGAAGGTATCGCTGGTCGTATCCTATTCCTCCGTCATGCAATTCCACATGGACGTTATGGTGTAGGAACTCCCTGGATTATCGCTACGGGTACAGCACGCAATCCAATTGATACCGATGCAGCCACGGTAGACGATCCAGTTTATATTGACGACACGGGCACAGGGGGATGGACCTTAACCGCCCCCTCCACAGGCTCCCCTGCTGGGTTCGACCGCATTATCGGCTATGTTCTGGTTAAAGATCCCATTAACGGTGCAATCTCGTTTGCTAATACCAACGCACTATAGTGAGGTGCCGTTGTGGCTTATTACAACAAACGGGTAATCAGACATCAGGTTGAGTCCTTTTCGTTTTCCTCCCCGGCTGGTGGAGACACACAGCATATTACCCTCCCCCTCGGTCTATTGGGGATTCGGGGACAAATCCGACGTGTCTGTGTCCGAGCGGATGTCACTTCTGTGGCGGGGGCTCTGAATGTGTGGGTGTTCGATCGGCATGGCTTAGCTGGGTGGCCCACATCGGGCTCTGTTCCCCCAGATGAATGGATTTATTATTCAAACTTAGGTGCGGCTGTCACCGGGTCGGATACTACTGCTATGATCAATGATCATGTCGCAGCAACGGGTGGTTCGGATTACGAAGTAGACCCTGTTCAAGCACCTACTTTGGCGAACCTAACTCTACTAGTAGAGCTAGTTTCAAACCAAGCAGGGGGACCTTTTCCTATTGACTTCTTCGCTACTGTCTGGTCTGAAGTCCAGCTATAGGAGAGAACATGCAGACTTGGCCACCCAACCCCGGCTTACCTATGATGGATGCCAGGTGGTATGACTCGACGACACTCGGAGTCTATGATGCAGTGCAGGGAATGGATATTCGGCCATCAGGGGGCAACCATAAGCTTTGGCTTGTTCCGTTCCAACAATGGGCAGCAGGACCAGTGCAATATACAGAGATGGGTTTAGATGTTGACAATGCATATACGGGCTCAAACTTTACTTATGGAATCTATGCGAATATAAATGGAGTACCAGGACGACTGCTCTATGCGACACCCGTTTTTAACGCAGGGGTTGTTGGACCTGCAACGCAAGCTTTCCCGGCTCCGATCCTACTAGCTCCTGGTATGTATTGGTTAGCACTTCTAAATGATAATAGGGTAGAAGTGGCAGGTTGGATTGGGGGTGGTGGTATAGGTGCGTCAGAGGGCTTTAGTACGCTTGGAACACCGGATATGGCTTCAACGGCTAGTCTTAATAAACAATGGGGGTGGTTTATTAATGACATAGATCCGGCTCTCATACCTGGACTCCCCCCTAATCTATTCCCTCTCCCGGCTACTGGGGCCGATCCTCCGGGGCCTCTGGTTTTAGGTATTGGTTTTGACATCCCGCGTCTGGGACTGTTAGTGGGGTAGCTTAATGCTTCTAACAAAAGAAGAACGCCAGTCCTTAAGCAAGGACGAAAGAAAGGCCCTGCGCGTGAAGCGGAGAGCCGAGCTTAAAGAGGAGCGCGGTCCCTTCTTGGGGATCAAACTAGACGTACTTGAGCCCCTTGCGGAGGACCTGATCCTAGAGCTTGTTTCCGATACCATCCCTGGTAAGGAGAAGATGGGAGAAGTCATCGAAGGGCTCGCGCAAGAAGCAGATAAATTTCTTAAATGGAATGGACTTCCTCCTTGGCTGAGTCTCCCCCTTGAGGCGATTGATGGAGTCCTTCTTCAAGCGGTAGCACGAAGCACCTTACAGCCACTCGTCCAACGAGTTTATGATAGACTCGAAGAAGCAGGGAAGCTGGATGCAGAATGAACCTACCTACTCTAGACAACATCCAAGAAACAATGGTAAAGAAGAGCTACGCTTGGTTTTGTCGGCCTGAGTCGATTAACCTGGTAGGCGTACGTCATTCCGACCCTACATCAAATACCTTTAACGATTGGATGACTTGCACTTGGTGTGATGAGTGGGGGCACTGGACGTTTCGGCGTTGGCCTTGCACTACAGATCCTGGTCTTTACTACCGGGAGAACCCTCTCAATGTAAATGGGACTGCGATTGTTGTACCGGGCCAGTACCGGGGAGCCTATGCTTTAGGTTTACACCGAGGCTATAACGCTATTGTCCAGGTCAAACCCATCCATGTATGGCGGGACAATGATAAGGATGAGATCTTAGATTGGGAGGGGCATACCTCTGCTGGTCTTTACGGGATTAACATCCATCGAGCTAGCTCATCCACCACTTCCAATGAAGTAGGAAGGTGGAGCGCAGGGTGTCAGGTATTGGCGAATCCCCACGACTTCGCTGAGCTATTAGCAATTGTAGGGAGGTCTTGCTCACACTTCGGTGACAATTTCACGTATACTCTACTAGAAGGTAGCGAGCTATGAGTGGGGAGATCGAGGATAGACTCGACCATCACGGGAGACGCATTCAAACATTGGAGGGTGATGTGTCTACTCTAAAGTTGGATGTCTCAAAGATTGGATTAGTCCTCGACCACCACGCAGATAAGGCAGAGGAAAGGCACGGTATCCTATCCACACAACAGACACGTATGATGGACCTTCTAGAAGAACGCGAGAAGGATGCGAGGGACTATCGCATCCGTAGGGAAGAGCTTGAGGAGGAAGCGAAGATCGCCCACCGACAGTGGATCAAAAGCTTAGTGAACCCACAGACGATTGTCATTATCCTAGCTATCCTTGCGGCCTTGTTTGGGACACGGGTAGCCGACATCCAACAAGTAGCAGAGATACTAGGCTCCCCTATTCCTCAGCAGGTTCTTCCGGCTCAGCCTCAGCCGCCTCTTCCGGAGCAGCCTCCAGTTCAATAACCTCTGTCGCACAGGTAGAGAACTCAACAGTGAACCCGTCACCTGCGTACACGATACCCCCGAGTGCGGCTACCGCTGCTGCGATGAGTACCTTTGGTTGCTTAAGAGAATCAAGAGTGAGCTTAGTTTTTTCTTCTTCAGACATGCGTACCTCTAGTTGGGGAAGCCGCGCAGAACAGACATACGAGAATATATCACCGACCCCAGGTTGCGGTTTATTCTGCGCGGCCAGATAAATGTAACGATAATTCAAGCTAAAAGCAAGATGCCCCTAGTGTTCGAACCCCACATGATAGTCCCAGTCTAGGATATAGAGAATCAATTCAATAGCTATAGCGGTTAGCTTAGGGTCTTCATACACAGCTAATTGGTTCTCAAAGAGAACTTCAATCGTATCTGGTATGGGAATTTTCCACGGGAGTTCCGGCTCCTCTGCGTAATAATCCATCTACGCCCCCTGTTCATCCATATCCACCTTACACCATTTACTTGAGAGTCGTCCCCTGGGTTGGATGGGACACTGCACAAAGATCTGGTTAGGTCCTGCCTCACTACCGAATGCTTTCAGGAAGTCTGCTATCCCTCTATGATCGAACGCTCGGTCTGGTGTAGTGATGAGATGAAAGGAGTTATCCTGATTGATAATGCCTGAAGCTACCGCAGCCAGCAGCCATGTGGACTCAGCACCAGAAACAAGAGGGTCCCCGTTAAAGGTGAAGTAGATACTGCTCTTTTCAATGGTGAGTCCAAAGGGATCATCCCCCCCTTCGGCTGGTGTCCGGTGGTTAATAGCACGCAGGATACCTGTTAGGTTGTACTGTATGTCCGCCTCCATCGCTTTCAAGCAGTAGTTCACTAGCTCTTCTGCCTTCTTAGCTTGACGGTCTGACTGTTCCGCAGCGTACTTCAGGGCAGAGATCCGACTTGAAACAGGCTCGTCCCCTACCTTTGACTTCGCTTTCTCGTGCCGCTCTTGTAGGACATTCATAGAAGTTTCTTGTCCGCATACTCCACAGATGGGGAGCTTATGCCCAAGCTGAAACCCTGTGAGAGTAGCAATAGCACTTGCTATCACCGCACCATCCGAAGCTTCAGACCCACCTAGCTGCTCAAGTGCAACCCGAAGAGCCTTAGCCCCTGCCTTATGCTGGTTCATGGACTTCCGTGCAGCCGCTTCAGTGAGGAGGATTCTCTTACTCCAAGGGAGATCTTTGGCTCCTTGAAGGGTGGTCCCAGCGCTCCAAGACAAGACGTTGTGTCCTCTCTGAATATCCTGTCTCCCGAAGTACTTAGTTAGAAACCGAAGCATCGTTTGCTTGGTTCCCTTTAGAGCAGCCTCAACCTCTGGGATAAGGAGTCGGGGCTTCGGTGCATCTTTAGGTATGGACCGCTTGGCCTTCTTCCCTGGGACTAGCGCCCACTCAAAGGTATAAATCGCATGGTCTGAGGAGGTGACCCCAATCGCCACCAGTTCTACCCTTGCATAGAGTTCTTCTTCCCCTTCAGGTAGTAGGTGCCGAAGCAGCGTACTTGTCTTAGCCTTGTCCTTGATCCCTAAGTCGTGGGCTTCTCCTGTCAGCGCAAGCTGAAGTGCGTTAAGGATAGCTGTCTTACCGGAACCATTCGATCCTGTTAAGAATACTCTAGGTGTAAGGGTGTTTACTTTAATTCCTCCTGGGTGTTTGATATTTGTTTCAATGGTTTTAACGTACAACATGTTTTCTCCTGGGGTTAAACGGTTGACCAGCGTTCTCCTATATGAGCCTCGGCTGTAAAGGTAACGGCTAATTCCGGTACTCTACGGGTGAGGTGTGCAGTGATGACATCCCTGGCCCAAACGGCATCCTGCTCTTTTACTGTAAACAAAACCGCATCGTGTAACTGGTTAACTAATCCAGTGCGTTCCTTAAAGCGGAAGGGTAGATGCTTGAGAACATCCAACATCCCAAAGGCTACAATGGAAAAGCCTCCAGCTTGAACACCAAAGTTCACGATAGCATTGAAGTCTGTTAGATCTGCGAAGTAACGTCTGCGGCCTAAGACCGCTTCCTCTACGTACCCATCCCTTCGGCAGTCGCGTACTACATCAGCCCACCAAGCACTGAACTCGGGAGCAGCTTGCATCCACTTATGGTGTAGGGCTCTGACCTGACGCAGTGAGTAGTGACCGTATAGAAGCTCACCGTTGTCCCCTTCTGCTTTCGTCAGAATCTCATGGACCTTAGGGGGAGCCGCACCGTAGAGAGAAGCAAAGCAGATGGTCTTGGATAGATCTCTTAGCTTCTTAAAGGGTCCTGTTCCCTTCTCGAACTTGTTATGGGGTGCCCCACTCGCCTTCCAGAACTCCTGACCAAACATCATTTGTCCAGTTAGATTGTGGGGATCTATCTCTTTTCTCTCAAATGCATCTAAGTAGTGGGTCGCCCCAGCTAGTGCAGCAGCTAAGCGTAGCTCAAGCTGATCGAAGTCAGCTCCGACAAAGACACATCCTGGTGGGGGGATAAATATATCCCGAAGCTTGTAAGGAATGTTCTGAAAGTTCGGGTTGCTTGAGCTTAGCCTCCCCGTGATAGTCCCGGTCACATTGTAGTCAGGGTAAACGTAACCATCCCTGACTAGCTCTAGGTTCTCGGGGGCTAGCTTAGCGATGTAGGTATTGATTAGCTTGGCTGCTTTCCTGTACCCACGCAACGCTTTAATGACTTCCTTCTGCTCGTCGTCCACTAGGGGGTTGGTAATCAGAGAGCGCAGCGCAGCGTCATTAGCACTGGGCTCACCAGTATCTGTGTAGGAGTGAGGGGGTAGATACCACTTGTCAAACAGCAACCGCTGTACTTGAGCGGGGCTGTTGGGGTTAGGAGCCTCATCTCCGAGCAAAGTCTTTAGCACAAGACGATGCTTCTCTACCTCTACCTTTAGCTTCTCGTGGTGTTCCTTACGTCTGCCCTCATCGATCCGCATACCAAGCCGATGCATCCCAACGCACATGTCTTGAAGCTTTGCGTCTACCTCATAGAGACTCTTCTGCTTACGTAGGTTAGCTCCTTTCAGTAGGGGCTTGGTTATCCGAGCCGTCACACAGACATCTGTCATGCAGTAGTCATGAAGTTCTTTATCTTGAGAAGCGGTGGTCGCTGTATGGTCTGCTTTCCAAGCGGGTACATCAGTCAGGACAGAGCCAATGTATCCTAAGCCATGAGGGTATTCCCCTTCCGCTAATCGGTGCAGCAGGATAGTATCTACTAGCGGAGTAGGAGTGACATTAAAATGCTGTTCGATGACGATCCGATCATAGTAACCGGCGTTGTGGCCAACTTTACAGATGGTGGGATCAACGAAGAACTCAGAGAGGAGCCGTCTGATCTCCTTCTCTTCAGCGGGGAGGTAGAACTTCGTCACGCCATCGATAGACAGAAGCGGGACCAGAAGTACTTCATCCTCTGTGCCGAGTCCGATACACCGTAGTCCTGCTGTAAGGGGCTCTAGAGCGTCCGTCTCCACATCGTAGGCTACCGCTCGCCGTGAGTCTCTACACCGCTGTATGAACTCATGAAGGTAGGTCCCGGACGGGAAGAAGATACGCTTCGGGTTCTTCCAGTTCAGCTTCCCCTCGAAGTGACGGAAAGCTTTGGCCACATCCCCCCAGAAGATAGGCTTCCATATCATGTTGTATAGGGCATAAGCAGGGTGGAACGTAGGCAATATCTTAAACCCATTGTTCGTGGTGGGTCCCCCCCGCACCGCACCGAGGCTTGGGTTCCCTGGTAGTACTGCTTTCGTAGCGAGAGAACCGAAGCTGATTATGTTTGAGTACTGACTAAGCTCACGCTCTAGTCGAGGGCGACAGCATTCCATTGGGGTTGGGGACTTGTTCTTCCTGCTACGGTTTTGTTTCTTTAGCTTGGCTGTGAATTCTTTCTCGTTGTCATTAGGGAATCTACAGGCGCAGACGTTAGTCCAGGCTACGTCATGCCTCTCTTTTCCACAGGCTCCAATAGCTTCTACAGCCGCCACAGCAGAGGGTCCAACGAAGGGACGACCATAGATTGTTTCCTGTTTACCGGGTGCGTCACCAACGATGATGGTATCGCTTGTGTTTAACTCACCGAAGACGGGAGCCCAAGCTCCCTTCTTCTCCCAGTATTCTTTAAGCGGACACTCATCACATCTAGGTTCACTCACTGGTTTCTCCGAGGGTGGGTTCAAAGAGCCTATCTAGTTCCTCGGGAGAAAACTTAAGGATCTTATTCAGTTGAGTAAAAAATTCTAGAGGCGTTTCTAATATCCACACAGGCTTCTTCCTCCCAAGAAGCCATAGTGCTAGAGCATGAGAAGATTCAACTGCTACGATATGGTCAACGTTCACCCATAGAAAGTTCGTGGGCGTTACCATATTGTTAGGGCAGTCTGGGGTGACTTGGATAAAGCGAAGTTCGGATTTCATTTCATTCTCCTAAACACAAACACCCCCCACTCCCGAGGAGTGGGAGACATGGGAAACCCAAGGCAGGAGGGGGGGATGCGAGTGACTTGATATACTACAAATTGATGAAGTCTAAGGGGTCGGTTGTATCTGTTGCTGGAGTGGATGGTTGAGAAACAACTGGAGTTCCGTTGTTCCCTTCGTCCACTTCTTCCACTTCAATACCACTGGTGTCTTCTTCGAAGCTGGCTGCAAGAGCCGTCAATGTTTCGTACTGCTGAGGAGTGAGGAACTTCTTGATAGGCCACTCATGCTCATTGATGGCAGGCTCATACTCATAGTATGCTACCTTCCCTACACAGTTCTTCTTGCACCAAGCAAGCAGAGTAGTCTTGCCGGTAACCTTTCCAGTAAGCTTACTCTCACCAACACCCATACTGAGCAGTGCTGTCTTCCAGAAGCTCATCCGCTGGAAGTACTTCTCCTCTCCTAACTCTGCCCGGTCAAGGATGTTAAGCCCGTCTCGCACAGTGCAACCCTTATGCTTACCTTCATCAACAACCATGTTGAAGTCGATACGCTGGTTCCCTGCGTTGGTTTCTCGTTGGATGACCGAGATAACTCGGACTCGATAGAGGCCCTTCTCAGGGATGGGTCGGCTTACGCTACCAGATGCGGTAACGCCAGTAAAATCTAATTCGAACATATGTTCTCCTAGAGTTCGACAGTTTCAAAACTGTCTATGAATGTATTGATTATGTTTGTATTGTGGTACGCTAGTCTTGCCCGATCGAATGCATCTGACAAGGCCCACCGTACATGTTTCTGATTCTTATCCTTTAGCTGATTAGCTACTTTAGTTAGTATCTTCTTATAGTCAGGGTCCTCCTTTCTCATCTCTTCTAGTATCACTGGGTAAAGTTTATCGACTACCTTCTCTGTCCACCCAAGCTCCTTGGGTCGAGGGAGGGAGTAGCCTGCTGCAATCAGCATCTCTCTAAGGTTCAGGGAGAAGATACCGGGACAGATGCTCAGCCTGTCTCCAGTCACGTAGTGCT